TAACCAGTCAGCATCATAGGCAATCTGTCGTGACCAAGAAGTCTGACCAAGGGTAGGAACGCTATTCATATCTGTAACATCGTCTGGCGTAGCAGAAGAAATAGCAACCAGCGGGATGTTTTCAGAAATAGCAAGAAGTTTTAGTTCACGAGAAAGATTCTTCATCTTGACAACTTCATTATCTGTTTTAACATTTGAAGTCATAAGATTTAGATAATCAATAAATACAATGTCTGGATTATACTGATCAATCTTTCCTCTCAGCACACTTGGAGATACCTCTCCAAGACCATCATTAGAGATAATGTTGAGAGATGGCTTTCCGTCAAACGTCTTGTGCATCCACTTCTTGAACATATCCAGTTCTACATCACCCTTGGAAAGTTTACGATGGCTCCACATACCCTGACCGATAATAGCAAAGATACGATTACGAACTTCTGCCTCAGTCATTTCCAAAGATACAATTAGCGGCGACTTGCCATTCTTCCAAGCCTGAACAGCGAGATACAAAGCCATCCAAGATTTACCAATAGCAGGGTAAGCCAAAAGTACCCCCAACTGCCCAGGCGTGATACCCGCTGGTAGGTAGTTGTCGAATCCTGCAAGACCTGTGTAGATTCCATGAATTCCTTCTTCCTGCATCTTCTTAATATTCTCAAAATGAGCAATAGCATCGTCAACATTGGTAACATCAAGATCTCTTACTGTTGACGTTACCCTTTTAATGTTTGCTGTTTCATTGATTAGATTGTTAAGTGCATCTATTCCTCTACCATTCTGAAGGTCTGATGCAGCAGATCTAAGCATGAGTTTAATATTATCCTCAAGATATTCCTGCCTCAGTTCCTCAAGATGATGCTTGGTTGCTCCAGTATCAGAGAAATACTCAAAATCTGAAAATTCATTTTTAATAATATTGACTGGCGGAACAGTCTGATTCTGTTCGTAGTAATTCCGAACAAATTCCCAGATATCATTATGAGTACGCAAAAGAGTATCTACGTTTGCTTGAAGAAGAACGTGAACTTGCTTATCATTCAGTACCGCTGAAATTGTCTTTGCCTCAACGTTGCTCACTTAGCCACTCCTTTGCCTTTGCACGCATTTGTGCTCTGAATTCTTTATCTTGGTTATAAGTTTCAGCAGCAACAATTATTTTTTCTACATTATTTGAATACCAAGACCATGTTGGCTTTGAGTTTACCACAAAGTAGTATTTCATAGCATTGTCAAGTTGATCAAAGGTAAAGGACTCAAGCAATGCATCTGCTGCCCATTGTTCCTTATTCTTATTGAGATTAGGCTTAGGCATTCCATTAAGCCTACAATGCTTTTCAAATAGGCTTAGTAAAACAAACCTATCTTTTCGATCTACCACTTTTCTCCTTAAATATAAACTGTTAAAGCAAACTGATCTTTGCTATCTTCAAGGACATTGACCGATGCTGCTGAAAACCAATCGGCCTTAACCTCTTCAAGCATCTTAGACATTTGCTTAAATGCTTCTGCGGGGCTACTTCCATAAGAACAGAGAACTAATGGGTTCTCTGAATGTGCAATATATCTCTTCTTGCTCATGCCAATTCCTCCTTGGCCTCGTTCAACTTCTCAACAAGTTGAGTCTCTACAAATTGATAAACACGATCTGATGCCTGCTTAGTAGTTTCATCATCTCGTACAAAATCACTTACTTGACAATCCAGTCTCAGGGACTGGAAATTTCCTGTATTTAGGGTATACCCAAGTGACCACGAAATCTTAGTTGGCTCCATTGAAAATCCTTTCGGCTATAGTGTTTCTGAAAAGACAGGGATAAATTGTCCCTGCTCATTTTTTATATACATCATCATACCATCACCCATTGCATAACGCAACTCTTGTTCAGTAGGAACTTTATTATTTGTGACAAGACCATCTTTCCTAGCCTTGCCATGATGAGTTTGTGCCATAAGTTTTCTTGCCTCCATTATAGTATCTTCTGAATAGTATGACAAGTAATGCCACGCAACTTGACCCCCAGGCAATTCTCCCACAGGAGGAGGAATTAATCCCCTTTTAACTAATCTTGGCATACTCTTTCTATGATAATTTAATAGTTGGGCTGTTTCTGTTACAGTAAAAGCACGCTTTCTTTTCTTTTTAAATTCTGCGACAGTAGTTGTCATTGTTATGTCTTTTGTACAGTTATATAATGTGACAATTCCAGCAGCACGAGAAGTATGGGTGATTCTAACAAGTTCGCCATTAAGAAACCAAGTCTTTCTTCTTGGCCTTCTTATAGGGACGATATTGTAATCTTGGCCCTTATTTTCTCCATCAACAGTAGCCATTGCGCTTCCTTGTCATCCGATCCAAAGTTATGGTGAAATTTTCGGTGCCCACAGCACACGCAAAACACTTCTATATGATTTAATGCATTGTAGGCACGATCTACAAACATTCTGCCGCCGCAACGCTTACAGAATAACATAACAGTGAATTATATCATGTAGGAATGCCAATAGCAGTGATGTTTACTGTTGTTGTAACCTGTCCAGCAGAATTGAATTTAATAACTCCTTCTACTGCTGATGTTGTTATTGATCTAATAACAACGGTAACATTGTCTCCAATATCACTTGTGCCTGTATTAACAACTGTTGCAGTTGCAATGGGCGGATACTTAAAATCTGAAGGATATGAGAATGTAAATGGCTTAGTCTGACCTTCTGTTACAGATTCATTTAAAACAACATCAACGAATCCAGCAACTATTCTTGTTGCACGAGTTTGAATAGTTTGATTTCCAGCATCTCTAGTTTTTACTGTTGTGTAGTTATATGTTGCTGAAGAAATTTCATTTGAAACGTCGTTAATTGCATTAGCAATTTGATATAAATATGTAACATCTAGCGGTTGCCCACGATCTGGCAAAGATATTTTTCCCATAAGTTAATTATAGCACTAGGACAATGGCTCATCATATGATGAATACAACAAGAAATTATTTGTAGAACTACGAATTACTGGGGTGCCTGGCCTATAAACCTCTATACTAAAATAAGTTTTACCTGTTGGAATTGTAATATTTGCAGATGTGCCAGAAATTCTTGCCAATCTTTCCCAGTTACCCAAATCAGGATCTGCATAAGCAGTCGTTCCCCATCTTATCCAAAGATCATAATTATCTAATTTTGTTATAGGATTATCAAAATCTCCATCTTTAATAACATTGGCATAATTCCAAGAAATTGACAATAGATCTCCAGACCAAGATCCTGTAAGATTTCCTCCTGTAACATCGTAAGATATATTACCTCCCACAGCATAAATATTACTCCACTCAGAAAATTGATTATTTGAATTCTTTATTAATCTATATCTTAAATAATATAAAGAATCATCGCTATTGGGACATGGCAAAGTATTAAATGGAATGGATATCTTTTTTGACATTATGATATCCCGAGTGAAAATCTAAAATCTACATAGTTGTTTGCATTAGGAGCAATGATTGCTGGAGTACCATCGTATTTTACAATAGAGTATCCAGACATTTTGTATATCGGATTATCTGTTGTATTATCAATTCTAAATCCATCAAATGCAACATAGTGCTGATCAGATGCAACTCCATCGGCAATTGCTTCAACAAAGATTCTGCATAAGCGAGTTTCTGATGAGTTAAAGTCTGTTGAGGTGCGGAACTTTGTGTATGGCAATAATGAACTGGCTGACTCATTGCTATAATCAACATTTTGATTTTTTGTCCATGATGAAACGTGATATCTACTTGCAGTTAAAACTGATTTAGGAATATATATTTGGACCTTTGCGTAGTTTCCAGATAGATTTGCCTTAGTCTTATAGAATTCCATCATAATTCTTAAATCTGGAACTGACTCTATACCAGTTGATGTTTGATCTACCAAAGAGAATGCCAGTTTCAATATATCTGAATTATTATTTCCAGATATATCAAAGTTAATATTTTCAAGTTCAACATATGCACCTGAAGAAACCCAGTCTCCGTCTATCCCATCGCTAATATCAATATTAGATAAATCTCCCCTAACCATCAATGTCTTGTCAAGATATCTAGGACCTTCTTTTCTTGTCTGACGAAGATTATTAGAAAATACGGTATCGCTTGTTTTTGCAAAAAATACATCAGAAGTTTCTTGTATATCCAGTTCAGCATCGTGCTCTGCCCCATTAGCAAGTAAACTGAGATCTGTATTAAAGGGAGGAACAGATGAGATAAAGCCATCATTTTTTTGCCAAGATTGAGAAAAATTAAAAATCATCCTACTATCATATTGTGATGCCAATGTGTTATTTTCAAAAGACCATATTCCAATTTCTGTGGCAGCATATCTATTCTCCTTTACTATTTCTGCTGTCATAGAAACTTTTGTTCTAATTACAACAATAGATCCAGATGATGGCGCTGAGTTAACGTTCGCATTTATTCTTTGATATTCAATCGTATCAGTCGTTACTGCTGAAACTCTATATTCTCCGTTAAATGTTGAATCAATTCCTGAGACAACAATTATCTCTCCCGCCACAATATCGTGATCTGTTGACGTAGTAAGAATTGCAACATTTGAATCAATTTGTTTATTTTCAACGGTATATGTAACAGACGCATCAACAAATCCTTTAGAAGAAATAGGGACTCTCAACATTTCAAAGTCCATTCTTTGTTTTGCATGTAAGTTTGATGGATACTCATCTGTTCCCAACAACGGAGTGGCCCCACAGCCAATAGAAAGATGGGTAGCAAAGGATGGCACCTGACCTAAAAGAAACTTTGCAATAATCTCTTTGCCATCATTGGTAATCATATTTCTCCTATAATTTCAATTGTACCATTTGATAAAATTTCTGCCTCAATTTTTTCATCATCAAGAACCTTATCAATTTCTATAACAAGATTACCCTCATCATCAAAATATGGCTCATACATACCTCTTGATAATAAGTCAATCAAGAATCTTGAAAAATAATCTACCATAGGAATATTGGAAATAATCTTGTTTGGATCAAAATCTCTTTTTAATTCAGGAAGATTTGTAATGGGGCTATAAATTACCTGTTGTCCATCTATAAGATCTGAGCGAGACATGTCGGATAACTCAACTGCCCCCACATCTTCAAAAAGAAGATTTGTTATTAGTTGTATCTCTATATTGTTTTCGTCAAATTGAATAATATCTGATGGCGCAACCTTGAAATTTTTATTTGAAGGCATTGGAGTAAATGTGGGAAGTGCTGGAGTAGCGGATACTGGCGCTGCATTAGTGGGAGACGGTGCAGGAGACGAAGTGGATGATGGACTTGGACTTCCTCCAGTTGGCGTTGTACCTCCAGTTGGCGTTTCTTTCGATGGGGGACTCGCTGGGGATGGAATATATATTGCATTTGGCAAGTTAGAAACGCTTGGTGGCGGCGCTACTGGCGGGGCGGGACTGTTAGAAATTACAACATTGTCAGACATTTCTGGAGCAATTACTGGTGCTGGGTCGTCTACCCAAGAACTAAATGTGCCAAATGCACTAGTATAATTTACCCAAGGCATCTTAAACCTCCGCTAAATATAATGTAGTTTGAATTGAACCAGAACTTTTCTGATGCTCTATATTATATACTGCAAATCTTGTTGAACTATTGGCAACAATGTCTACATCGCTACTCTTGTAATTGATATTGACAATATCTCCAAGTTGAAGGTGTGGAACTCCAAATGCTGTTACCCCCACGGTTTTTCTTGGTGTAATAACCTTTTTAATAATCCAATCCATCATTGATTCTGCTGCATCATCTGTTTGCACATATTCTGCCTCTATAGAAAAATCATTTCTTCCGTACTTATTTCTACTATTAAGAACATCGTTATAAAGTTTTTGATATTCCTCAGCATTATTATATCCAGAGTAAATGGCATTAGTAAAATTACTATTCTTCTTAAAGAAATCATCAACTTTGAGAGAGTGGGTAGTATTTTGTGTAAATGCAATTCCTAAAATTCTTAAATAGTTTCCGCTGGTATCATCTAGATTAATATTTTTATCAGCAATATTGAATATAAGAAACTCTGCTCCATAAGATCCAGCAAGGAATCCTGAAACTGTGTAAGCCTTGACGTTATTCAGTACATCTGCAATTTTTGCATAAAGGGCTGGATATGCTCTATCATATCTGATATTAAAGTATGCTGCTTCTCGCATGATGGTTCCAAATTCATCATAATACAACGCATATTGAGGATCTGATTCAGAACTTATTCCTTTGAGATATGTGCTTTGAATAATTCCGTTGAGTGCATAATTTCTAATTACCTCGTTTTCTGCTGAAATATTATTTTGAGATACTGGAAGTTGTACTCCCTTTGCTACATTCTCAGCAAAATTATCAGATAGGGCATAAACATTTTCAAACATGCATCTTGAAGATCCACGAACAAATAAGGCAATGTTGCTATATTCTGGAAGTGGTTCTGAATCATCTACAATTGCTATTTGTTTATCGTTTAGGTATAAATAAAATCTTCTTTTGGATGCTATGTTTACATATTCTGCGGAAAGATCGTAAACTGTTTTACCTGTTCCTGCAACCATCCTTGATTGACCAGTAAACTTTCCATCATCAACAATGATATCAGTTAAACCTCTCCATAAAATTTGAGGTATGGCTATGGCATCAATTCCAGTAACATTTCCTACTGGACTTACTTCTGTTTCACTAACTTCACTTAGAGAAGTAAGTTTATATGATATGGTATTGCTAGTTGTGGAAAATATATCGTATACGCCATTAAAAATACTTTCTACATCAGTGACACTTATTTTTTCTCCAGCACTAAAATAATGATTTCTTAAAGTTGTTAGCGTGGCAAGGTTATATGTAACTGGATTTCCATCTACTATTTCTGTCACAATTCGACTGTATTTTTTAACAATTTCTGATTTATTAAATCCAAAATTAACTTTATAAAAAAATACATTTGATATTTGTGTATCTTCATCAAGTGACTTTGATACTATGCCACCGCTAGCGGAACTTGTTGTAAGGGCAACATAGGTGGCGGTGCCAACCTTATCTGATGGTGATCCAAGATCTGAAGTCGTTTGCACAGTAAATTGATTTTCGTTTGCAGAAGAAATAACGGCATTAGAAATATTGTATCCAGAAGGAGATAATCCAGAAATATTTACAAGTTGTCCAGCCCTAAAACTATTGTTTGCAATATATGTAACTGTCCAAGAAGTACCCTCACCAGTTCTATAAAAATCAGTAATATTTGCAGGAGAACTTATTCCAGCCATTTTAAATTTAAACTTTTTCCTAGTATTATCAATTTCTGTTACAGTAAACTGACCATTCAATGATGTTGCTGGAGCAGTTTTCCTACTGTCATCTATGGCTCCAGTAACGGAAATCTGTGTTCCTATTTCAAAATCATGCTGAGATGTAAGAGTAACAGTGACTGTATCCGCTGTACAACTAATTCCATTTGCAACCTTTGCAATACTGTAAGAATCTGCATTAGAATTATTTTTAAAGTTTGTTATATTGTTTTCTGACAAAGCCATTATCTCGTAGTAGTATCCAATGTTAGTATCTTTATTTAAATTAAATGCCATTCCACCACTACCACCTGAAATAAAAGTCTGCTTATTTGGATCTGAAGAAATTATTTGATTTGATGGGTAAGGATTGAATGCCCCTTGTGGAGTTTGCCCACTATTATTTTTAGATTGAACCTCTCCAATAACTCTCATCCTTGTTCCAAAATGCTTATATGGCTTATCAAGTTGCTTATATGTATAAGAAATAAAGTTTGCAGGATCAATTTCTGAGGGTAGGTCTGGTCCGTCAAATATTAAAGCAGATGATTGAACTGATCCAGATAGGGCGCTCTTATAATAATTAACATCATTTTCTGTAATATTTGTATTTGCCATAAAATTTTTGATTATGCCGTTGCGAGAAGACTTTTTTGCATAAGATAGCGCAGTATATCTTTGCCCATTAATAGATCTAATATTTCCAGCACTGTATGGAGAATCTGCATATTGTTGTTCTGGTGTGCCAATATTTAAACTGAGTGATCCCATCGTATGAACAAGATTTTCATCATTATAAGCAATTATCTTATTAGTATTAAATAGGTATTCTTGTGCATTTTGAATTGACCCTCTTAAATTATCTGGGCTAACCCAAGATGAATCGACGCCAATACCTGCTTGATGCTCTACTATGTTTGTTGAGAATTGACCACGACCATGTTCTTTTACAGTAGTTCCCTGAACATCTGTATATATCCTAACCCTTCCCGTTGGGTACATTTTTCCATTAAATTTTAATTTACTAAAATATTTTTGATATTGTTGATTATTATTAATCCAGATATTGCCCACCCCAGCAATAGAATATTCCACGGCATCATATCTAATTATTTCGCTATTAGCATAAAAATATCCAGAATAGTTCCCAAGCCAATATACGCTTTCCCCAAAGTCTATAATATTATTTATAAGATTCCCATTAACTATACTAGGAGTGCTTGCGCTTAATGTTGTTTTTAATGGCATAGCCGATAATGAATACCCAGAAGATCGTGTTGCTGATTCATTAACAGTTTTTACCTTTTCTTGCCCCGCGACCTCCCACAATAAAACTGGCTTATAGATATAAGTCTTATATTCATCTATGTAGGGTGCCTGAGCAATAGATCCTATTGACTTTTGAATATATCTAGTTGTGTAATTTATTTCTCCACCATTATATACGAGTTTATCCTCAGAAGCAACATTTAAAATATTTGGCAAGGCAACTTTATCTCCTACCGATGTTTCTTGTCCATATAGAGTTAGATCTGTTGGCCTAGCCTCTTCAGATGGCAAAATATAATTTTTTGACATAACTATTAGATTGTTGTATTCATCAAAAAACATTGCACTTTGTGAAGATATGGCAAGTTGTTGCAAAGTTTCTGCAATATTTTGATTTGGACCAACGAAAAAAAATGGAATTATTAATTCATTATCTTCTTCAGTTCTTTTAAATACATAATTGCTAAAGCCAATGCTGTCTAATAAAACAGTTATTGCATAACTTAAAGAAACATTTGTTAAAAGAAGTTCTGGAGATTTTTTTGATTCAAAAAAGAAAAATAGATCTCTAAGTTCTAGGGATATTGATGCAGCGGTATCGCTTACTTGAGGAATCTTTTCTGAATATAATGTCTTTATTGGGATGTAATAGTCAAGGAAATATTCCACCCCATCCTCTATTTCTTTGATTGTAGTTACGTCATAGAATAAGAATTTTATTCTGGTATTTGAATATTTGCTAATGATGCTTCCCACATTTGTTTCATCATCAAAAATATTGTTGTCGTTAAAGGATAAATCGTCATCAAATATTGATAAACTTCCTGTAGATGCTATTAAATTTCCCATAGGCATTGAGTAGTTTGCTAAATCAGCAAGAGTCTTTTTTACTGAAAAAGATACAACCTTCTTAGTTATATCTCCAATTAATCTTGGAGACATTTCTATAAGATCGAATGTGCAATCAACCTTATTCATTGTGTCAACTACAACTCTTATACCTTTAATAAACTCAAATTCTCTAAAATGTTTTATAGAATTCTCAACATAATAATCTGGATCAGATAACTTCTTAATAACAGATCTATTGCTGGTAACATCAAGTTCTGCTATACGCCATGTATATTCTGGGGTTATTGCATCCCAAGTTCCTCCGTCATACACATACAAAACACCTTTGTCATCAGATGATTGCTTATATAAGTAGGCATACCCATACGGAGCATACTCTGGTCTTTGAGATAAAGAAGTTATCTCTCCTACAAGTGTAAAATAGTTATAATATTGCCAAGGAATTGTTAGACCGTATTCAACTTCTACTTGACCATCAGATCCAATTATTGCACTTCCGTCATCTCTGACAGAATCCTCTCCAAAAGAAATAATAGTTTGCCACTGATTGCTTTCATTTAATGTTTGAATTTGCCACTTCTTTGGAACAGTTTTATTTTTTTCTCCATAGAAGGGGTCTTGCGCGGAAGCAGATCTTGCTCCAAATCTATATGGTCCATTATTTATTTCTCCAACATTTGTTTGCATTTTAATTACAATTTTATTTGTTGGTATTTTTTCATTGTATACAACAAATGGTGCCGCATCGTAGATATAATAAGATTTATTTGATGTTCCAGTGTTTTTATTTAAGGATATTCCAAATTCATTATTTGTGAAAACTTCTTTGCTATCAACGAAGGATCGCTCTACTTCTTTTCTATAAGAGGTCCAATATTTAAAGTCATCATATCTTGATGCCATATAATATCGTGGTCTTCTGGCAACATTGTTGGTTCCAAGATATCCTATCTCTGCTAATCCGCCATTTTGATAGGCATTGGCATTATTCCCTAAGATAGAAAAAGATGTATCTGTTACAGCAACAATTTTTACTGGATTCACTTGATCATATGACGAAGGAGCAACACCAGTTATTTTTACATAATCTCCTACTAAAAAATTATTTATAGCAGTAAAAATAATGTATCCTTCTGTAGAAACAGCATTGGTTATGGTGGCAGACTTTGTTTCTCTAAATACATTTATGCTATCAATATATTGAGATCTTCCTAAATATAATAATTTATTTATTCCTGATCTTGGCCTATTCTGCTTAAAACAGTCTTCCAAAGAATAAAGAAGGTTTATCTTTTTTTTGGGAGAGATGAAGTAGGAGGGATTGTCTGCATCATCAAATCCAGCATTAATAACAATATCTGAATCGGTTGCTCCAGTGTAATAGGAGCCACTATCTGTTTCGTCATAAGATGATTTTATTACGTTAAACTTAGTATCATTCGTTGCTGGACGATAGCGATAATTGCCGACCCTGCTGATATTTTCTGATTGATTAAGATTCCATTCCACCCATATTTTTTGATTATTTTGAAGGGTATGAGAATACTTTAGTTCATTTTCAAGAATATCATTTTGAAACATTATACTTCTTCCAAAGAAAAGTTTATTGTCCAATAATCAAAGTTGGTATTTCCTCTTTTTTGAATGGAATAATCAAATGAGGAAAAATACATATGCCTTACATCATTGTATATTGATAAATGATTAAAGGAATTTTCGTCAATCTGATCTCCTGTTGTAAAGTTATTGTATTTATCATATGCAAGGTATACATAAAATGGACCAGAATGGTTTTCATACCAGTCAAGAATCTCTACCCCGCCTGCCCCACCATCAGCGGTATTTTCATAATCAGCATCAGACATTACTGCCTTGCCAGAGGAATTAAAATTAATATTGGTGGAATATGATCGTGAAGGAAGCATCTGCCAGCCACAACCAATAACAATCTTATCAGCAATATGATAAGAGCGCATTGTTCCGTTAATCATTCTTTGTCGTGATTCTATTCTTTGCTGAGTAATATTAATAGGTTGTCTATTGTGATCTGAAAGAATGATGAAATCTTCTTTTTCCATCCCTAATGGGAATCTAATATTATTAGAATAATTTCCTGCATTATCTGCCCACAACATTGCCTGTGGTCTACCATAACGCTTTCTACCAGAAATATAGGAGGAGGTGCTAGTGGGGTTGTTTGGATTAATATCCACCGATTCTCCTAATTGAACTGTTTTCTATATTCTTTATCTTCATCATAACCTTATTTGCAATTTCATCAGCAGATGCCCCAGGCTGATTGACGGGAACATTAATACTATATGTATTATACACTGGAGCAGAGATATTGTTTTGCATATTGCCTCGTGAAGAGGAACTAACATTTGGAGAAGAGTTAGCATAAAGTTTTCCAGTATTATATCTTGGAGAATTCCACTTTCCAGTATTCATATCTGAAAGAGTTCCCATCCCATATTTTTGTACTGCTGCCTTACGCATCACAAATTCCCCAGGGGTGAGCATGGCAGGAACTGAATCCATATTAACGTGTCCACCAGATGCATATCTTCTTGGAACCATTCCACCTGTTGCCATTGTAAATACATTTCCGTTGCCCACTCCATACTTCCATCTTAAATAATCTCCAATATCTGATCCAGTTAAATTATTAATGTCTGTCCCAGTCATATCAGAGAATGATTGACCATTGGATGCTTGTTGCGGTGGGTTTCCAGATATTGTTCCGCTAGAAGGTGTCCCAGTAGATCCACTTGGCCTGCCTGCATTGTATTGATTCATTAAATCAACAAGACGTTGTGTTGCACCTGCAAGATCATCAGTCTTTTTCATTGCATTTTCTAAATATCCAACATGATCTCTCCACCATTTTCTTGAGTGACCTTGAAAATCTGCTGTATCAAGTTGGTATTGTAAATCTTCATCATTATATTGAAGTTTTCTAGAATACTGTTCATTTTGATCCTGAAGAGTTTTCATTTGTCCATTTTGAATATTATATATTTCATCCTGAATTTCTCTAATCTTTAAACCTATTTGATAAGATTGTTCTTTTATTGCATTTATTTGTTGTTCTGCTTGCTTTCTTGTTAGCCCACTTGGAGTCTTAAGGTTGTCAATAGCATTTTGCATACCCGCTTGCAAGGATTCTTGCTGTTGTTTTCTAGCGTATTCTGCTTGATTTTGCTGCATCTGCTGCTGTGCTTGAGCGGCAGCATAGATGTCTCCCTCACTTAATGCTTTAGCCAGACCAATTTGATCTTGTTGCTGTCGGGCAATATTATTATTTATTTCAGCAATTTTATTAAGAGCATCAATTCTTTCTTGATACATATCCTTTATCTTTTGCTCTTGCTGACTCATTATTTCAAGGTCATGTGAAAGATCATCTGAAATTTTATTGCTTAATTCTGTTTGTCTATTAAGTTCCTCAATTTGTGATTGCTTTGCATTAATCTTATCTTGTTCTTGTTGGATAATCCTATTATTAGCATCAATTTGATGATGCATCTCATCTGTAGTCATGCCATTTTTTTCTAAGAATTTAGCGGCGTTATCAATTTTAATTTGATCTTCTTGTTTAGCAAGAGCATTGCTAATAACTCCAGCATCTTTTTGCATGGCATCTATTTGTTTTTGAAGTGCCTGTTCTGCTGTCATTATGGCATCTGCTAATGCTTTTTCAGAATCAATAATTTCATTTAATTTTGGCTTTAAATTTTTAGCAGCAGTTGCAGTATTTCCCATTGCATCAAATTGTTTCATAAAAGATTCATTTGCAAGGGCAGTCTGTACTTCAGTTTCATTGTACCCCGCCAATTTCATAGTTAAAATTGATTGTCTTTTTTTGTTATTGGCATCAATTTCATCTTGAATTGCTCTAGCAGATTCTCCAATAGTATTTTGAGTATATGTTTTAAAGAATGCTGCAATCTTTTTTGGATCTGCTTTTAATAAAGATTGAAGATTTTTTAATCCTTCTGCTCCTGTTCCGATTGCATCAAGAATTCCTTTTGGAACATTGGGAAATTTATTTTTTAATTGATTCATTAATTTGGGGAACATTTGTGCTGTTGCATTTGCGTCATCAATTTGTTGCTGAAGCCAAGATTTTGGTCCTGATCCTTCTTTATTAATTGGGCTTGTTCCGCTACTTCCTGTACCCTTCGCTGAAATTTCAGAACGTCTTTCAAGTTGCTGAGCAAGGAGGGCGGCACGATCTTCAGCAGAAAGTTGAGAACTTATTGCTCCTCCAGTTGCAGCATCAAGGGCTTTTGCTCCAAGGGCACTTAATTTTCCTGATTCATTAAATAAAACACTGACATTGACGATTAAATCTTTTTGAACGTTTTCTGGTAATTTTAAGAATTTGTCTGCATCCCCTAAAACATCTACGCCTCCAAAATTTCTTTTTTCAAAAGCAAGAATTTGCTTTTTAGTTTTTTTATCAGGCAGTTCATCAAATTCTTGCAAAATTTTTCCTGATTGAATGGCTTGATTCAATCCAAATGTCTCAACTGTTAAAAGTTTTCTAATGTCTTCGGGAAACAGCGAGACTTGTTGTAATGCTTTAGTGGCAGCAATAACATCATCAGTATTTGTTATTGGTGCATCAAGCATAATTTGTTTCACTAATGCTTGATCTGGAATATTTATTAATTCATTAATAAGTGGAGCAGCGACCTCTAAACCTTTTGCATTTATTAAAAATGATGCTTGATAGGATGCTTCACGATCACCCATTGCTTTAAAAATATTTTCCATTGCAAAAGGACTTATTTGTCCACTAGCCAAGGCAGCAGAAATAGTAAATTTTGCATTCATATTTGCTGTTCTATTTATTAGTCCTTCTGCTACTCCTCTTACTAAGGGATCAGAAAATGTTTGCTCAAGAGAGCCTTTAATGCCATCTAAAACATCTTGCTGCGCTTGATATTGCCCCTTTAAATTTTCAAAAAGTGTTAAATATTTTTTTTGATTTTCTGTTATGGAGTCTCTTAATTTATTTTCTTCTTCTATTTGCTTTTTTCTAAAATCTGTTTTTTCTGCTTCAGTAGCAGTTTTTGAATACTCTTGAAATATTTTTTTATTTGCAGCAACTGCATCTTCATAAAGTTGAACATTTGATTTACTTAAATTTCCAACTGATTTTCCAAATGCCTGACTCAGTTCTATCAATTGTTTAAAATCTGTATTTGTTGAAGCAATCGCTTCTCCAAAAGTACTTATAAATGGTATTTGTGTATTTGCTAACGTTGAACCAAGCGCCTGTAATCCAGAAAAAGATCCTGCATTAGTTTTTGAATTAAGCATTCCATTAATTCTATCCATTTGTGCTTGAATAGACTGTGAGGTTGCCTCAACAGTTTTATCTGAAGATTGAACTAAATTTACTGCAATATTTAATGGATTACTTAAAATATCTAGTCCTCCTGGACCTATTAGTTTAACTAATTCTCCAGTTATTTGTGTTCCAAATGCCTGATTATGTATTTCTGATCCCACTTGTTCAGCAAGAGCCTTTGCTTCATCATACGTCATGGCTCCGCTAAATATCATTCTTCCTAATTTGTCTGCAAACCCCTTTATTGTTGAGGAATTTCCTAATTGTGCAAAAGATTCTTGTGTTTGCGTTAGAAGTTGTTTTCCAATATCACTACCAATATATTCTTGAGCCTTTTGTTGCTCTTGAGTATTTATACCTTTTTTTTCTTGTTGCTGCATAAATCTCTTATCTTCAAAAGTTTTTCTTCCATAGGCAGATGCAGTTTCCCTTAAGGCATTGGCTGATAGTGTCATTGCATCCCCGAGATCATTACCTTTTTGTTTTGCATCATCTAAACTATTTTTAAAATATATTCCTGCTGCTGTCATTCCAGCAAGAACTAATCCAACAGCGGCAATTTGTGGTGGCAATATTTGAAAAGCAGTAACTGCTGCATCTAGTCCAAAACTGAGTGGCATTAATTTTTGAGCAACTTCTCCTACACCCCCATTCATAAAAGAAAGTCCAGTTGTAGCGGCTGTGAGTGCGGCACTCGCGCCTATTAATTTTCCACCCATATTTTTAAATAGTTTATTATTTTTCTCACCATCTGATGGAGTTGGATTAGTAATTGGTGATGATGGACCATTTCCTCCACCCATGCCGCCACCAGCAGGGAATCTTGAACCGTATTTTTTTGCAAGTTCGTTATCAAGATTAAGATTGAATGATTTTCCAAGTTGAGATCCTGCCTTACCAGAAACCCTTTTACCAGTTTGTGATCCTACCAACATTCCTTCAGCATAATCTTCTGTTAATTGTTCTCCCCTTTTTGCTGGACTTGCTGCACCAACCGCTTCTCTTGCAGAAGAATCTAGCGTTTGTCCCAATCCAAGACCAGTCAATCTTGCCCTTCTATATGTTGGCCCAACGCTTCTAGTTTCTTGTCTTGATCTTACTGATGCTGTGCCTAACCCTGGGACGGTAATGTATTGTCTATCTGCATCACTTCCTCTTGCGAATGTTACGCCAGCCGCTGCTAATTTTTGTTTTTCTTCATTGGTAAGAGCATCTAATTGATTAACGGTTATTCTTAAATTATGATATTGATTAGAAAGTGCTTCTATTTCTGAAAGCATTTTTCTAGATTGTGCGGGAAGTGCTTCAAATGCTTTTCTTGTAATTTCATCAATATTAAGATCTCCCACGCTTTCCATATCTTTTGAAATATTTGCGATATTTCTATCAAGAATTGCTAAATGTGGTGCAAGGTCATCAAAATTTTGTTTTGTTATTCCAACTGTTGTTTTCCATTTTTCTATTCCTATTGAAGAAAATTGTTGTGCGAATTGTTTCCCAGACATTCCACCAGTTATTTTTCCATCATTTATTTTTTGAGATTTCATTAATGAATTAAATTCTTTTGGCATTTCAACAATTAAATTGCTAACAGCCGCAATACTACTAACACTTCTTCCTAAAGCAGATTCAACTTTTTCAATAATAGACAATACTGTTTTTAAAGATTGAGTTGTTGGACCTTCAAGTGCTTCAGAAACCGTTAAGGACCTAGCGCCTGTTATATGTGTTCTCTGAGTAGTTCCATCAGAATATCCTTTAATTGTTCCAGAATTCATTGCTCCAAGAATTGGTCCATATTTTTGTGCAGCAGGCTTGTTTACAACGAATTCGCCTGGCATTAGAAGTGCTGGTTCTGAATCTTGATTTCCACTTCCTGCAACAAAACCTCCAGTTGCCATTCTTCTTGGTGATCTAAATCCTTGTGGCAAACTTCCTGCTGCTGAATTAGCAGCCCTAACATATGATCCATAAGCACCAGAGAGGGACATTACCGCTTCTCTTTGAACATTAAGTGCGGAGGTTAGCCTATTTGTTTTTCCTTCTAAAGAAGAGGCTGCTGCGGCAGCATCAAGTTCTTCTCCACTCATATACTTAAATACAGATCCACCACTCTTTATTCTATTAAAGAGTGTGTTTACTAATGATAAGCCTTTTATCATGTTACCTGCAAAGTTAGCAAAAAGACCGACAAGCATAATGACTGCTGGAACAACTACGCCAAGCCCGATAGTAAGTATTGTAATAAATTGTTTTACTCCAGGACTAAGTTCATTGAACTTATCAAGAAGTTTTGTTGCAAATTCAAGAATTGGCGTAGCAACCTTAAGAAATATCTCTCCTATTGGAGCAATAGAAATTTTTAACTTCTCTACTGCTGACTGGAATTTAGCAGTTGTAGATTCGGCAATTTGATTCAAAGATTTGTCAGACATTGACGCAAGATCTTCTGTACTCATTCCAAGTAAATCCATTGACTGTTTTACTTGACCAGTTTTATTATTAATGTTGTCAAACAAAGCACCAATACGAGCAAACTGGTATTTTCCAAAAACTTTTTCAAGAACTTGTTGACGACTAAATTGATCAAGTTTAGACAATGCTGCACCAAAAGCCTCCACCGTTCCCATAAGGTCGCCCCTATTTGCTTGAATAATGCCCTTGATATTTATTCCAAACTGTTCTGTTGTTTTTATTGCAGCCTTTGTTGGATTAATGAGTGATGCCAAGCCAGACTTTAATGCGTTAGCGCCTTGTTCTGCTGATACACCACCCTCTTTCATAGCAACCAACATGACTGCTAGATCCTTTACATCACCACCCAAGCCCTGAATGACAGGGGCAACGCGAGGAATAGCCGCAGTAAGGTCGTCTACGCTAAGAACAGTTTGGTTTGCTACAGCACCAATAAAGTCAACAGTTGGAGCAAGGTCTTCATTGCTTATCTTAAAAGCATTTTGTAAGGTAATGGTTGTTGTTAAAGCCTGTTGATAATCAATTTGTCCAACTGTTGCCAATCTTAATGCCTGCTCAGTATTTTTAGTAAGTTTTTCATTTCTCATACCAGCGGCAGCGGCAGTTGCACCAATATTCATAGTGTCAGAAAGAGCAACGCCATACTTAGTATATTCTTTTCCAAGATCTTGAATGGCTTTAAGATTTTGATTTACTTCTTCTGGTGGAGTAAAAATATCTCCATACACTCTTTTAAAATCTCTTGCCTGCTTGTCAAGATCCATAAAAGTCTTGCCTGCCGCTATTCCAAATGCTGTCAGCGGTACGCTAAACCCAACCATCAACTGACGACCAGCCCACTGGGTATTCTTACCAAAATTAATTAAACTTGTGCTTCCATCGTGAAGCAGTTTATTAAAAAGTTGTTGTCTTTGAATTGCCACTGCTGCATCAGAATTAAACAAGTGCATTGGCCTTATAGCCATAGCCTTGGTCACACCATTTTGAGTTTTTTCAAGTGCTATATACTGTGTCTGAAGTCTTTTTACTCTATCTATGGCAAGATCCATTACATCATTGTGTTCTTTGGCAAAAAATCTGCCAAAGGTTCTTGTTGATGCAACACCATATTTAAAATATTCTCCAAGAGAAAGTTTATTTTTATCAATGGACTTGCCAAGTCTATTTACGCTTGATTCAACATTTACCATTGATGTGGAGAATTGTCCTGCTGCACCAATTTGAGCATTTAAGGTGCTTAATAGACTTTTTTGTGCGGCAACGGCTGAAGCGTTACTTCTGATAACAGCATTATTAAATTCTGTTATTCTTGCTTGCAAACTTTTTAATGACGCAATAGCGTCACTAGAATTAATGTCTATATTGATATTTGCATTTACATCAGCCACAGATTAGCACCTCTATTTAATTATACACTAATCAAAGGGATTTTTGGCATGGGTGGCATCTGTATATTCAAGTCCATCACCAATTCCAAAGCCAGCATTTTTTGCATTTATTCCAGACAAAGATAGTACGTCATTAGAATTTTTTGCCTTGCCACCACTAAATACACGAGCCTTCATATCTTCCCAAGCATTAGAAGATGCACTAGATTCTTTATCAAGATCCACTCCCTGCAATGCAGCGAGGAATTTCTTTTCTTGACTATCTGATTCACGTTTAGCGACGAGGATTGCAGTAAGTTCTGGCATAGAAAGGTTATCTTCTAATTCTTCATAATCTTTCCATATTCCTAAAAGGAATAACTCAGACTCTAACCTTACTAGGTCTAGTTCTGACCAAGAATCCCCGTCGCCAGAGCGTTTCCCGAATCATCGAACTTAATTCCAGACGCTGCTTCAATTACCTTATAGACGCTTGGAAGGTCAATATTGTCTTCCAATTTTTCACGATCTACCGCAAAATCTGGAGCATATTGCTTCATGGCAATCTGAACGCAGTCAATAAGGATATCCATTGACTTATCGTTATCTTCAGCAACTTGCTGAATGCTTTCAAACTTCTTCATAAATTCTCTAAGAAGTGAAATCTTTAATGGACGCATTTTTACTTTAGACCCATCAAGAAGTTCAATTTCTACTGTTTCATATACTGAAGTTGGCATTATAGTCCTTTCATAACTATTATGAAAAGAATTATATCATGACGAAAGCCCCCCTGAAGACAGAGGGGCCATCGACTATTAAGTTATTTTTAAATTATGATGCTGCTGCAACTGTGCGATCAACAATCTTGCCGTATGAGCCGTTGTTTGCTGGAAGCAAACGGAATGAAACGTCAAACATAGAGGCTGCATCACGCTTTGCATTTACTGTAACATTGTCGATTGACAATGCACGGTAAGCAACATAGATACGCTCAATGTAATTGCCAGGAGCACAATCTCCTGTGCCTGGGCCTACTGCAATGAGTCCACGCTCAACTGGACATTCTCCAATTTCACCTGACTTTAGATTAAGAACGCTAGCGTCAGCCATTGTTCCGTCTTCTAGTGGGTTGTCAAGTTGTGTGTCTGAAGTAAGATCTGTTGATGATGCTGCAATAGCAACGAGAAGGTTCTCAAGTGTGGCTTCTGCGAAAGAAGTCTTAAGATCTACCTTCATGGCTTGCTTGTATAGTTTTGCAACGTCTAGCAACTGATCAACGTTTACCTCACCGAAATTTGGCTGGAACATTATTTCAAGACCATTGCTTGTGTAACCAATGTTGCGAACAACAGTAGTGGCATCGCTAAGTGTTTCGTTGTACTTTACTCCACCTTCAAAATCTGGAAGGGTTGGGCTTGCATTTGTTGGATCAAATTCAGCATCAACGCTGACGAACAATGCTGCTGCGCCAACGATGATTTGCTTTGAATCACCACGGGTATATGCCATATTTTTTCACCTCTTCTGTTTTATTTGATTTGGCGGCTTGTTTCCTCATTATAATTATATAGTATTTTTATGAAAAGAAGGAATCTGTAAAATGATATTCTGCTTCAACAATAAATTGAGTAATATAGAATGGTCTGGTACTGAAGTTTCTATTTATTGAAGAATCTTCTTGGTATACCCTCAAATTATGGAAATATACTTTATAAGGATTTCCAGCATTCCTGTTCCACTCATTTATATCTTGAGCAGCATCATCATATCTATCAAGAATATACTGAATAGCCAATCCCCACTGCAATGTCTCAATATCTTTTGCCTTAACATTATAAATAATGTGATCTTTTTTAATTGGATAGAAGGGATTTGGTGTGGTTCTCATAATTCTATCGTAAATAACGTATGCCTTATTTTCCCATCCCGCCCCACTTGCAGAATCGCTAAGTGGGAAAAATGGAACGGTAGAGCCATAACTAGCCTCAAAAGTTGGTTCAATTTGCTTAATAGTATCCCAAAGATATCCATTAACAGCCAAGACTGGTAAGGTTAAATCAGAAAGACTCATTCTATAACAACTCCAGAAATACTAAGATATTTTCTTCCTGCCTTTACCCCAACAGATTTTCCGCCTTTTGTTCCAGCAGCAAAATTTTCTGCAAACTCTTTGGCATTTGAAAGTTGTTCTAGGAATCCTTCTAACAATGAATTTTTAAAATAGTTATTAAAAAAATCATCAACAGCATTGCCAAAACTGCCAGCAACTTCATCTCCACCAGGATGGTCTACATAAATAGAATTTCTTGTAAATACCATTTCTCCATTATTCTCAAAAGCAAGAACATCTGAATTCTTTGGTCTAATGATTATTTCTATTGCATTTTCCATAACATTTGCTTTATCTGGAAAAGGAGCCTCTGAATTTCTGCTTATGCTTTTGGATGGAAGAAATTTTCCAGTAATAACGATATTAGTTTTTGTTGGGGCAACGTTAAAACTGAAAAGCCTTGATGGTTGTTCGCCAACAGCATCCCATTCATAAACGTGATGAAGGCTTTGTGGATTCATTCTAGCCTTTGCATCAATGTATTTTCCTAGTGCTTCAACCGTATACCCGCCTAGAATTCTATTAAATTCTATTCTTTCTATTTCTACTCCTTCAATAAACCCATTGCCATAACTTATAGAATTTTTTAAAATTTGATTGAGGCTTGTGCTGTTTACAGTTGAAGAAATCATGTTGTTAGTTCTCCCTGAATATCAGAGCGTTCTAGTTGAATCTTATAATATTCAATAGTGTTGAATGGACCGACAAATGGCTGGTTTGCTTTAATTTCATATATTGTTGGTTCTCCCTCATATCCAGAAACTGTTTCTATAAAAAAGGAATCATCTGTTTCTAGTCCACGAATATTCTTAACCAAAATATGTGATACTGGATAGTATTCTCCAGTTGAAGATTTTCTTAAATCTGTTTGCGTTCTACCATATAGCATTGTCTCTAATTTGAAAAATTCATTGCCAACTCTTCTAGAAGAATCAAAAGTAAAATTCTCATCATTTGCCTTGTCGCTAATTGAGAAAATTGAACAGTGTTCTGTTCTATCAAGCATCCATTGTTTTGTCATTTTTCCATATTGATCTTGTTCTTCATATGCATAATAAACATCAACGTGCATAGGGAAAAATAAACTATAGCATGGTGCTAGCCTCATTACAACACCCCAAGACGATAAATTGGTCTAACATAAGCAGAAAGGATCTTGTCAGCAATTCTATTTCCAGTATCCTTAAATGCTAATGCATCAAACTTAATGTTAAACTGATCACTCTTATATTCTGAAATATATTGATTAACGTATGGAAGATTGTTGCACTTAATATCATTAATAATTAATGACGCTGCCTGCTTAATGTCGTGAGGGATAATAGGCCATCCAACTTCTGCATAAATTTGATAATCCCATCCATTTGGAAATGATGGGGTTCCAGCGGCATCCATAATGATATTTGGTGAATCATTGGTATTATACATAGTAAATGAGTCTGATGAGGGGATCTGTGGTCTTACTGATCTACCCTGCTTTCTGTCCCAAGCCCCTGATTGAACAACGGCGATTGTTGCTTGATCAACAGTAATAAAATAATCTCTTAAATTTGTAAAAGTTGGATCTTCTGCATTGTATACAAGAACATTGTTTTCATATACCTGAAGAATTTTATTGAGTCGATATGGAAGAGAAAGATAGTCTGCTCCCGTTCCTACTGCCTCAACCCTTTGCAATTGATATAAAAAGCCACCCGTAATTGAATTAATGATTGAACGGGCAATCATTTCATAGTCGGTTATATCCTGTAATTCTTCTTCAGTTTCTGCCAATGAACTAGGGATAACATATGGGCGCATAATTGTGAGGGTATCAAAAAGCACCAACGTATCAGAATCATCATAAATCTCTAGTCTATACTCATCGTCATACTTAGAAAAATAATTAGATAATGTAATTGCTAGATTGCCGTCTTCATCACTTGTTGCCTGTATTGTATCTACTAAGATTGAATGATCGTCAACAATTACCACAGTGTAGTCAGCATCTGCTGAAAGGCCATCGTAATTTGCAACTAATGGAAAAGGTTCTAATCTAGCAATCTCCATTATTACTTTCCGTAATAAGTGGCAACTTCTTCTGGGGTTGCGATTCTAGTATCCCTGCGAGTAAGCCACTTTTCGGAAGCCTCCTTAGAAACAATGTTATACCCAGGCGTCAAACGACCAACGTTTTCCCAAAAAATGCTCTTTGGTGACCAAATAGCAACCTTATCTGAAACTTCTTTCTTTTCTTCCTGAACAGTGGGCTTTGCTCTACTTGCAGCCTTTGATGCTATAACACTATCATTGTTTTCTGCTAAATTAGATTGTGGCACTCTTTCTGGAATAATAGAAATAATTGCTGTAACTTCTTTTGTATCCTCTTCTGCTACTGCCTCTGATGCCTCACCAATTTGTGATTCTGTCCCTGTTAGAACTGCAAGAATACTTGTCTTTGTCTTTGCTTCCCCAAGATCAATACCGTTGATTTCGGCATACTCCTTTAATTCTCTTGCGGTCATTTCTGAAAAATTCTCTGACATAAAAACCTCCTTTTGCAATTATATCAGAATATGTTTAAGGGAGGCAGTTTTTAGGCTGCCTCCCCAAACACCATCAATTATTTATCATGATGTAAATACATTTGTATCTGCGTAAGCAACTGCATCAAGTTCTTCCCATGTAAGACCAAAACGAACGAATACTGTGTATTCAATTGTGTCCTTCTTGGGCTTGTATTCACGGTTGACTGTGATATCGCGCTGGAAGCCCCATACACGGTTCTGTGGGAATGTAAGATCTACATAATCCGCAGGGTAGTAGGGAACTTCCTGAACATCAATGCCAAGAACGCGAGTGGTACGAGCGCCACCGAATGTCTGGCCCATGCCTGAGAGGTAATCCTCACGGCGTTGGGGTGTACCAGAAACACGGGGGTCAAGTGCTGATGCGATTGCGTCAGCAAGTGTACCATTGTGCTTGACAATGTTTGCGAATACATCTGTGCCTGCGTAGAACTTGAGGCCAGACTTGATTGCACGGTACTTGCGAGGTAATGCATAGATGATCTGCTGCATTACTTCGGGTGTCCATCCACTTGTTACGTCAACAACTGCTTCGTGAGACTCAGTTCCGAACTGAACCTGCTTTACGAAACCAGTCATGATTCCCAAGAATGGATCGGCACCTCCGTTGCCATTAATGGCAAGATCCTCAAGGTCGTTACCAAAAGCGTTTGTCATTAAACGAACTAGGTGATCTTCAAGTGAGGAGCCTTCGATATTATCTTCAAGTGCCTCAGTTGAAACCTCCCAGTCAAGACGGATCTTCTTTGTAGTAAGTTCTACCTTTGTGAATGTTGCACCAGCATTTGTATACTCGCCAAGAGCCTGTGCAGCAGCGCGAATAACACGCTCTCCAACATTGACCTTCTCAAGTTCAATCGTGTTTGCACGCATTGTAACTCTACGACCGTCTTGGGCGAGAACTGTTGCGTCCCAAACATAGTCGATAAAACGACGAGACTGCTCGGGATTTAGGATGCCACCAGGAACTCCGCTTGGATTAACTGCGTTTGGTCCTGATGTTGATCCATAATTTGCATTAGGAATGTTGCCTGGAGTTCCCCAAGCATCGCCTCCCATTACTGGATCAGTACCACCAATGCCTAGGTTAGCAATAGCACCCTGTCCTTGGTATAGACCTGGATTTGGGTTACCGTACTCACCACTCTCGCTTGGTTGGTTCTTTTCTAGAATTTCTTCTGTCATTTGACTTTCACCTCCTGAAATTTTTCTTTCTGTTTATTAAAATAGGTCGGCATTTGTGAGGAAACGACCGCCCCACGCAGATTTCTCTACGATTGTTGGTACTTCCTGCAAGATCTCGCCAAGATCAGCAGACTTACGGAAAGCGGTGTCCTTTTCCACAGCATCCACTCGCTTACCAAAACTATCCCTTACTTCATTTACCTCTGTGCTTAATCCAGCGACAGACTTATTAATGCCTTCAATCTTGGCATCTAGAGCCTTTACTGTCTCAGCAAGAGTGGAAAGTGCAGATGCAACAGTCTCTGTGATTTCTGAAATTGATTTTGCAACTTCAGCAGAATCATCAGCCTTGCCCATGCCATAGCACTTTTGGCACATTCCATCCTTCATGTCAGAGGATGAACATGACATTCCGCATTCCTTGCAATTAGCCATACCCTTTTGTGTCTCTGTTTCTTCTTCAGCGGGAGCCTCAGTGGACTCGTGTGCTGCGCCTTCTTCATCGACCATGCTTGCCTTGCCAACAACTTCTGACTGAGTGTTGTCATTTGCATGTGTAGGAACGGCATCCTGAGCGGCTGGCTCAACAACTGTTTCGCTCATGCTCTTCTCAATTTCATCTACTACAATAATGTTTGATTCCATCTTGCTTACCTCCTCTACCTGTGATTTACTAATCGCATTAACTTTTTCTAATGAAGAAATATTTTTAATAACGCGACGATTG